CTCAATATCATATTTATGTTCAATTAATTTATCTTTCCATATTCTTGCCCATTCATTACCTTCATATTTAAGAACAGTAGCACGAGCTGTATTAGTCATTGCACAAGTTGTTTTAAATATTTGAGTATTTCCTGTTTGTGTAGAAAATGGTTGGTCTTTCCAAGTTTCAGGATATCCACTACCTTCAGCAAATGTATTACCTACTACATATACTCTAGCTCTTTCAAGTTGGTCATGTATTCTGAATGCACCTAATGCAGAAGCAGTTAATGTGCTCATTGGCTCATTTGCACTTGCAGTTGCACCCCAACCTGCTAAGTCATTATTACTTGTATTTGATACAGGTCTCACAATATTTCCTTTAACAACTACTGCTTCATTGCCTGAATCAACAACTTGGTCAATCCTTGCAATAAAATAATCTGTAGTGTTAAAAGCTAAATCTGCTGTATTTGCTGCATCTCTAGCATGTGTAGGAACTTTAATTAACTGACCTTCAAAAAAGAAAGTTGGTTGTGTACCTGCACCACCTACTTGAGTTGTTCCATTTCCAAATTTATTTGAAATATTACCACTTGATAATAAATCAGTTTGTAATTTTAAGTAAATTACATCACCTGTTTGGTCAATTAAAGATGTTGTAACACTAGCTTCATCAGATGTTCCACCACTTGCTGTAGTAAAAGTATTTGCATTCCATGCTGTTACATATGCATATCTTTTATGCCAAGAGTGTCTCTTTTCAGCAAATTTGAAATGAGGGTCATCTGTTGGTTTTTTTGCTACTTTTGAAACAAGACGGAAAAAAGGGTCTTGTTGTACTGCTAATTCACTAACTCTATCACTAAAGTTATACTTTCGTCTCAGGTCACCAGTATTAGCTGTACCAACACTTGCATTTACGTCAAGATTGTTAGCTGATACTGAACTACCTGTACTAAATAAGTCGCTCATAAGACTAATCTCCTATTTACTTCGATATAATCCTATGTCATATAAAATTATTCGAATAAGTTATCTAAAACATCGTCAACGCCCTTGATAGCATTAAATACAGCATCTTCATGTGTCATATCTGCACTATCAGCGTTTCCGCTTTTGCTAGCTGTCTGAGGTGCACTCTGTGCTTTTTTAAGTTGATTCATCATTTGTTTTTTTGTATTTTGAGCAATGTTATTCTTAACATTATCTTTATTTACAAGAAAATCTATGTCTTGCCAACTTAATGTATGCTCAGCAGCCTTTCTCTGTAAATCCTCAGCTTGTTCATCTGTATAACCTTTACTTTGTATGTAATTTTGAAATTCTATTTGAGATTGCTCTAATTGTTTTTGTTGAGCAGCTTCTTGTTCCATTCTTTGCCTTTCAGCATTGACTCTAGAATCTACAATATTACTTACCATATTGTTAAACACTTTAGCAGACTGAGAATTAGGGTCAGCAAAAGCCTCATCAGGGTCGAAAACGAAGTCTTCATCTACACCTAATCGCTCTTTTACTGATGCTGGTTCAATTTCACCTTTAAGGTAAGACCTTAAATTTTCAACTGCACCTTTATCTTTTTTCAAAATGTCAATTAAAGGTTCATATTCTTTTAATGATTCAAGTTCTTTGTTTTCATTATATAATCTTTTACCTTCTTTTGACGAATCGGAGTATCGTTTTTTATATGGATTAGAATCATCTTCCCATATATCTGCATAATTTTCACGAGGGTCTATTTCATCAGATTCGCTTGTTAAAGCTACTTCTGGTTCTTCTAGAGTTTCCTCTGGCTCTTGTGCATCTACGATACCACCATTTACATCTTCTTCTAATCGGTCAAAAAAATTACTGGAGTCAGTCCCTATGACCATGTCTTGAACTGAGTTACCACTTTCTTGTGACATATTATTATCCTTTATGTTTAAAATTTATATTAAAAAGCATTATAAATTAAGACTTATTATTTTGTTGCTCCAATACATTATTTTTTGAAACTTTCCTATTCATCATTTCATTTCTCTTTAAATCCTTTTCATATTGCAATAATGTGTCTTTCATTTGTCTTGTTGTTCTTTTTTGTTCTACATTTTGCATTGCTGCATCTGTCTTAATTTTAGAATTAGTATCTAATAGATTTTTTCGCATGTCATGCTCAGCCATTCTAACTTTATCCTTAATGCCTGCTTGTACTAATTGACGTTCGAGAGTTTCAATAGTTCCCTCTTTATCTTTAAGTGTTTGCTCCAGCCCTTGTATTGTACCTTGTAGCTGAGCGAGCATACTTTTGCGCTTAGCAATTTGTTCTTTATTTCTAATATCAGTTTCGGCTAATAAAGCAACATCATCTATTACACCTAACTGCATTAACTCTTTTAATTCATTTAAATATGCAAATCTATTTACTGGTAGTGTTGCTCCAGTAATAACTCTAATATCAAACTTAGCAGATGCATAATCATTAAACATTCCTATTTCTTCTCCTAAGTCGTTATATCTTACTTTATTAATTGTAACTTCTTTTACAGACTGTATATCATCAGGTTGTACCATTCTAAATACTTTTTCTGCTGTATATAAGTTTTGTGCATAATCTTTACATAATATACCTAATTGTTTTAATGCTGGTTCTACTGTACCTTTCATCCATCTTTTAACTCTTCTAGTACCATATTCATCATTGGCAAGTAAACCTTTAAATGTATCAGGTTGAGATTGTGTATCTCCTTGTGCAGCTGAATAAATACCTGCTAGATATTCCATGTCACCTTTACCTAGCTGTACTATATTAGCAAATGCATTGCTTAAAGGAGCTGGTAATACAGGAGATGGTGGGTCATATCCATGATTAACAGGTAGCAATGCGCCTGGAGCTGTAGCAAATTTTTCCCAATAATCAACATCTACAGACCCTTCATAATACATCCATCTTAAAGATGAGCCTAAACTTGCATTGTGTACCATAAGTTGATGAGCTTTATTTAACTCTTGCTGTTTACCTACCAAAGGTCCAACAGCACTCATAGGATAAGGTGTTCCAGTCCATCTATAATGTACAGGTACAATAGGATAATCGTTGCCTGGTAAAAAACTTTCAAATAAAAATTTATCACCTACAACAATACTCATTTTAATTTTATCATCATAAAACTTAGTAGCCTGTATTAAGCTATCTTTTAAATCACCTTTCATTAAAACTTTAAATTCTTTTTCAGTCACAACAGCATTTTCTGTTTTAGAAACATTTTGCATAGCTTCAGATATTCTTTTTTCTCTTTCACTTTCTATTGCTTGTTGTGTATTAATTTGTAGTTTTTTAAGTTCAATATCAAATCTTTGTTGTATTATTTCACCTGCTTGAAATCTTTGTTGTAACATTTGAGTAGCTTCTATAAGTTCAGTATTTAGTTCTTCAATAAAACCTTCCATACCAGATTCAACCATACCTTTAATATTATCCATTTCCATTTGAGAAGGAGGTATATAATAAAATATATTTCTATATTGAACTTTTACTTTTTCATACATTTCATAGTATCCAAGTAATAGCTCTTGCTCTCCTAATACATTAAATGTTTCATATATATCTTGATATTGAAAATCTCTACCATCACCTTTAACTCTAATATTTACATCTTGTGGATAATCACTTGATGCATTATTTATTTTATTTTTATAATCAGGGAATAAATTTAATAAATGTGTTTTAGGAAGAACTTTATAAATCATTATATAAGATGCATCTCTAAAAAACATATCTCTAGATTTAGGGTCAACATATACATCAAAAGGTTCTACACTATCAATCTTAACTTCTCCCATACCTCTATCTGCATTTGAATCTATAAATATCTTAAAATAACCTATAGACTTAGAGCAAGAATCATTTACTATCTGACTATATATAGTGTCACCATCACTTATATACCATATATAATCTGCTACATCAGAGTGTACTGCTGCTATATCAGTATCTGAACCATCAACTGCAACAGCTTGCCATCTAGGTCTGTTAGCAGTAGCATAAAAATTTAACATTTCAACAATAGGCAATATTCTATTAATAGTAAAAGTAGGCATACCTTGAGATTCTAATGCTTCTTGTTCTCTTCTACTCATTTGATTATCTAAAAAGAAATCATGACCTTCTTGATTAGCTGCATGCCATTCTCTTCTCTTATTACCATTTATCATTTGAAATAGATGTTTTACTCTATTTGCTTTCTTATCTGCTGTCATTTTATCTCCCTAAGCAATCATCCAACCTTTTGGTGATTTATGTTTTTTAAAATATTTATTATCTTTACTTTCTAAGCCTTGTGGTGGAACTACATACTTACAAGCATATGCTAATGCATCTATTGTATCATCATGTGCCATCCGAGGTCCAAATGTAAGTATTTCGTGTTGTAAATCATAGTGTTCTTTTTTAATTTTTACACCACCAATAGCCATTCTTTGAGATAGTACAGATTGTATTCTATCTCTTTTTGACATTTTTGTTCCAGGCTTTTCTGCTTTAAATTTTACAGAGAAGTCATTACGTCTTCTCATCTCTGCTGCTAACGATTGAAAAATCGGTCTTGACATAGACGTTTCTTCAATGACAAATAAATTTGGTTTATATCTGCTATTGTATTCAAAAATATAATCAACAATGCCTTTCTTGTCTTCACCAGGTATTCCCAAAACTGGTAACCCCCTGCTGTGTAAGTATTCGAGTACATATATATTATTATCATTGTCACAAGCAACGACCATAATAACGCTAAAATCACTATCTCTCCTTTCAGAATCTGTAGCAGGGTCTACACCTACAAATATATTAACAGGTATATACTTGCCATCTATAACAACATAATCTATTTCGTTTTCTTTTTTATATGTGCCTTCCCAATAAACTATATGTTTCATATTAAAAATACTATCAGCTTCACTTTGCACTTCCATCATGTACTCTTGATAAAATTTTTGTGGTTGACCTGAGTCTTGGTAGAATTTTTTCTTTTCATTAAGCTTGTTCATACCAAACCAGCCATCCCATAAACAAACATTATTTTGTATTGCTTTATACATCATAACCTTCCAGCTAAACTTTTCTTTATTTTTTTTAGCACGTTCACTATTGGTGATAAGGTTATTAATAAAAGAATCAAAGTGGACAGGAGTACCGTTGATACGAAGACGACCATCAGCAGGCTCAAGGGCAGGAGCAACAACAGCAGTAACCATGTTAGCATTCTTCTCCCTACTGTCAGAAGTAAGCGTGTTATTCTCATCTTCAAAATCATCAAGAACAATTAAATCATACCTCTTGTGCAGCTTAGAACCACCACGAATACCAGATATATTAGATTTGCTAATAAGTTTACAACCATTTCTTAGCTCTATATCTGTTTCTGTCCATTTATTGCCTTTCATATCTCCAAAGTAATATTTAATAGTATCGTTATACTCTAAATGAGTTTTAACGTAATCCATATTACCTGTAGCTAATTTTTGTGTAGCAGACACCCATCCATAAAATTTTGGTTCTTTAGCAAAAAGAAAAGACCAAAGTATATCACACTTAGTCAAAACTGTTTTGCCATGACCCCTTGGCATTATAATAGCTAAATTACGATGTTTAGGAATATTACCATCCATTTCCATAATAGTATCAACTATTTCATAATGAAACCAAGGAGTCTCACTTCTCATGAAGTCATCTGGTAAAAATAATTTACCAAATGCTAACATATCACTCTTTGCTAATTCTAAAGTTTCTTCTGCTTGAGAAATATTTCTAGAATTAATATTAGCCACTACTCTCCTGCTTTGTACTGACCGTTACCTTGATAGGTAGCTACTACATCTCCTGCACCTTTAGGTGATTCAGTTGTAGTTTGGATTGCTCCACCATCCATCATTTTTGGTTTTTTCATTTTACCACCGTACATCATTTTCATTTCTTTCATTTTACCACCCATTTCCATCATCTTCTTATTCATACCACCATACATCATTTTTTTATTATGCTTCATTTTTACTCCTTTTGTTTTTTCGAAAAAATCATGACCTTTTGTTCCACCCTTAATTTTAGGGTTATGTACTGCACCCATCATAGGTCCTTTCTTTGGATGCATATGATATTTAGTACCTGCTGGTACTGCTTTACCAGTTCTTTTATTTGTAAATTGCCCTTTTTTAGCAACTAAATTTGTAGTTTTATCAGACATACTATTCTCCTGCCTTATAGTTTCCACTACCTTGATAAGTAGCCACAGCATCACCTATTTGACTTGAAGATTGAACTTGTCCACCACTTGTCATGCTTGATTTATACATATCGTTTTTTATTTTACCACCTTTTTTCATCTGTTTTCTTTTAGTAGAATACTCTTTACCGTCAAAAGTAAATTTATCCATGCCTTTTCTTTCAGCTAAAGTAAATGCTTTAATAAATTTTTTACGAGTAGGAGACAATTTTTTACCTTCTCTTTTTTCAGCAGCTTTTATTATACTGTTCATTTCTTTAGCTCTACCTGCAAATTTACCTGCAAGCATACCTGCTAATGCTCCTAATGGACCACCTGCTAAAGTTCCTAAAGCAAATCCTGCTAATGCTCCTTTCTCTTCTCCTGACTTTTTTTTACTACCTTTCATAAAAGGGTCATCAAATTTTCCTGACTCTTTTCTTGGGACAGGAGTAAATGCTTCAACAACTTTTTTAAGTTTACCACCAGGTTTCATATATCCCATTTTATTTCTTACTTCCTCTGGAAGTTTAGCTAATCCAGGGTTTTTACTTTTGTTTACTTTTTTTAATTTTTTCATTATTATCCTCTTCTTCTATAAAATAATCTAAATCAAAGCTAACATCGGCTATTAACCAATCATCAACTATATAATCTTCTTTTTTTCTTTTTAACATCTGCAATTCCATTTCTTTAATGCTAAGTTAATTCTTGAATTTGGGTCATTAGCAGTTTTACTACCTGTTAATTTTTTCTTCATACCACACATACGCTTACAAAATGACTCTCTTCTTTTAGCTTTTTTACTACCAGGCTTTAATTTGCTAGGTTTTGTAGTAACAGCCATTTTTAATTTAGAGCCAGGGTTAGCAGCTCTGTATGATGCTACTCCTTTGCGATTTAAGCCCCCTTTTGGGTCTTTTCCAGCACTTCTTTGCCAAGCAGGAGTCTTACCACCATCTTTAGCCATACGAACTTTTCTAGCTAGTTCTTTAGAATACTTAGCTTTAACTTTGCCAGCCTGTGTAGCTTGTCTTTTTTTCT